GGAAGAACTTCAGCAACAGGCGCGGCGGGGGGACAAGGGCGGGTATCTCGGATGGGCGCCGCTCAATCCTCACACTCCGGTTATCGGGCGAGCCAAACGGCGTGCGGGAGGTTTGCAGTACCGGCGTAGGCGATGGAAAAGGGGGGAAGGCAAGGGTCAGGTTATCCAGCGGACAAGATCGGGAATAACCCCTTTTCTGCGCCTCATAGCCGGGATTCGTTACAAGGTCGATATCGAGGACAATTTCGCCGAGATCGGCTTCATCAATCCCAAAACCAGACTGGCCGAATGGCTGCGCAAGCATGATCGGGGCTATGCCACGCCGGTAACGCCCAGGAAGCGCCGTTTCCTGTTCGCCATCGGGTTTCCACTGGCGAAGGGCACCACGACTCTGAAGGCCCCGGCGCGGCCCTGGGTGGGCAAGGTCTATGAGCACATGCGCGGGAAGATTCCGGGATTGTTTGAAGAGCAGTTCTTGGCAGCCTTGCAGCGGTATGGAATGAAAGCGTCATGACCACTTCCGATCTTCTCATCGCCATTCGGAATGCCCTTGCAACAGATGCCACCCTGGCGGCCTGGTGCACGGCGAACCTTGCCGCGACCCCTACCATCTTTCTCGGCATCGATGATGTGAAGCCGCCGGCGGAAGACGAATACCCCATCATTGCCATTGTCGGCATCGAGCAGACCCGGGGCGATTCGGAACGGGAACTGTCCTGGTCGGTGATGCTGGGTATCGGCGTGGTCAATGAAAAAATAGCAACATCGGGCAGCACGCGGACCCGTACCGGCTGGCTGCAAGCAGAATCCTTCCGGGAGCAGGTTGAAAATGCCCTGTATCGGGCGCGGATCGCTTCGGCGGTCAGCTCCGGTGATGCTTCCTCGGAATGTTTCCACCCACTCTATGTGAGCTATTCGACAGTGACTTTCACGGTCTTGAAGACCACGCGCAAGGGGCTTCCAACATGAGCCAGACCAGCAGGAGGTGAAGCGAGAATGGAAAACCAATTGCTCCACTGGGAAGTGGTGATCAGTGTTCTTGTCACTCTTGTACTGGCATTTCAAACGGCCATCTGGCGCCGTCTCGACAAGATGGACAAGAAGATTGACGGCAAATTGGACCGAGCGGAGTGTGAAAAGCAAATCATCAACTGCGAAAAGATCTGGTGCAATCGCATTTCGAAAGATCTTGATATGTTGCATCAACGTCTCCGGGATATGCGGGAAGAATCCATCAACTGCCGCAATGAAATCAGAGACTACGTCAAAAGCGTGCATGAAGGTTTGGTGGACAATGTGGAGCAATTGTGGATTGCCCATCGTAGCCACTCGCACAGCAATCTGTGCACAGATAATCAGATTCCTCTGGCCAAGAAAGGATAGCTCCGATGAAAAAGCGATTGATCGTTATCGCGTGCTTTGCATGCCTCATTGCCAGTTCCTGCGCTTCCACCATGACCACTCAACAAAAGGTTGATTCCGGTTTCGCCGTTGCCTCGCAGGTATATGGCCTGGCGAGTGTTTATTACGAAACCAATAAGGACCAAATCAGCACCGAGGACCGGGCGAAATTCGCTCAATACCTGGCAGGCTTCAGGAGGCGCTCGAAACCGGCCAGGACCTTTCGGGCTATGCCATGCGCTGGTATCAGTTCGTAACCGGGGCCTGATGATTGGAGCTGAGAACATGGCGGAGATCCTGACCATCATCGGCCTGCTGGGGCTGGCTGGCCTGAGCATGTGGTTGTTGCCGGACGGTGCCAAAGAGATTGTCGTTTCGGTGACGAGCGGGCTCCTGGGATATCTCAAGGGAGTTCACGATGGCAAGGCGCGGTCCGGAATAGACGAAAAACCATAGAAAGGAGTTTGTGATATGGCACTGGCATCAGATACCGGCAACATTCGCTACAACGGGACCGGGCGGGCTTACGCGGGCACGGTGGGAGGCAGCAACCCGGGCGTTGACCTGGGCGAGCTCGAAAACTTCACCATGAGCGTGAAGGTCACCACTGAGAAGATGAAATCCACCCGGAACGCCGCGCGGGCAACCATTCTCGAAGTGGAAACCGAACGCGAGGCAACGCTCTCTTTCGGCCTGCGTGAGCAGTCCGAGGAGAACCTGCAGATGGCCCTTCTCGGCGGCACGGTCAATACGCTCAATCAGTCGGCCAACTATGCGGACGGCATCAGCAAGACCTGGGCCCTCAACGAATTCATTGACTTTGGCTACCTGAACGTATTCCGTGTCAAGGCCAGCGGCACGATCACGGGGACTCTGGCGGCAGGCGATACGGTGACCGGGGACGTTTCCACCAAGAGCGGTAAGGTGGCCTGGGTCAGCAATACGGCGGGTGTCGATTACCTGTTGCTGTATCACGTAACCGGGGCGTTCACCGGAGACACGAAACTATCGAAGGACGGCGAGAATTACCTCACCCTCTCCGGATACGAAACCGAGGAGGACGTGGTGATCACCGACACGGCCGGGACTACCCTCCGCGTGCAGGGCACGGATTACGACATCGACCCGGATTACGGCTATGTCCGCAAGCTCGCCAACATCGAAAACACGGACAAGCTCTATTTCGACTACGAAACCGTGAATAAGAAGTACCTCTGGGCCATGTCGGCCGGATCGGTGCAAAAGCGCCTGGTGTTCGTGACCGACGGCGACGACTCCGGCCCACGCCAGCGCTACACCTTCCACAAGGTGCAGATCAACCTCAACGGCGACATCAACCTGCTCGGGGAAAAGGCGGCCCTCCTCAACGTCACGGGCACGGTCCTGGCCGATACCAGCCAAGCGAGCGGCCAGGAGTACTACAAGGTCGAAATGATGAGCTGAACACGGTGAGGCGTCAGGCGTGAGGAGTAATTCCTTGTCTCCTGACTACCCCTCACGCCTCACGCCTTACCCCTCACCCATTAAGCCGAACGGAGGTTAAATGCGCAAGTCACAAGAAGTCATACTCGAGGGCATGGAACCGGTCAGGATGTCTGAGATGACCGTGTCCCACTTCCCGGCAGCCATGCGGCTGCTCAAGGATGCTGTCAGCAAGGGCGAAATCACCACCGACGCGGCCATGGAGATCCTGCTCGAACACTATGATGAAGCGGTGCGCATACTGGCGGATTGCTCGAACCTTTCCGATGAGGACTTTCGCAAAATCGGCGGCTCGGACCTGATCGAGATTGTCAAGGGATGGGTCCAAGCCAACGATAGTTTTTTCGAAAAGGTGCAGGCAGCACTGCCAGGCGCAAAGTCCGCCGATCCCCCGAGCAATGGTTGAATGAGACGATTACGGTCTTTCGGGAAAGCGTTTTTCTGCTGATCGAAAAAGGGCATTCGAACGTTTACCAGTATAGCCTTGGGTGGTTCTACGCAATGCTCGAAACTTTTGCTTCCATACAAGAGCAACGGTTAAAGGCAATGAAGGAAGATCCGCCCGGGTAAAGGCGATTCAAGCATGGCTAACACCGTATCCATTATCGTCTCCATCAAGGAAACCGGTCAGGGTGTTCTCTCAGCGGTCAATGAGAGCATGAAGAAGCTCCAGGCTTCTTCGAGGGCCTACGAGAAATCGCTGCAATCCCTCAATACCTATACCAACCAATTCCAACAGGGCATGCAACGCCTGATAGGCATCTTTGCCGGATTCAACCTTGCCAGGAGCTTTGTTGACACTGCCTCTTCCTTCGAAAAGACCCGTTTGATGCTCGAGGGGTTATCAGGATCTGCCGCTGAGGCGGAGAAAGACTTCAAGTGGATCAGGGACTTTGCCGCACAAACCCCGTTTGACATGCAGACCATATCCGACGCCTTCGTTAAGCTCAGAACCGCAGGTCTGGAACCCACCGAGGGATCGATGCAAACCTTGGTGGATGCCGTTGCAGCCTTCGGGGGCGGCTCCGAGGAATTGAACCGGGCAGTGATCGCCATTGCTCAAATGTCGGGCAAGGGCGTTATTTCAATGGAGGAGCTCCGTCAACAGTTGGGTGAGGTCATGCCCACCGCCATGAAGGTCATGGCAAGCGAAATGGGACTGTCCATGACGGAGCTGGTGAAGGTCATCTCCAGCGGATCACTCGATGCTCAAACCGGCCTGAAGGCCCTTTTCACCGGCTTTGAAAAGGAGTATTCCGGCGCCGCTTCGAGGATGATGAAGGGCTGGACCGGCATCATGGCGCAGCTCAGATCCTCATGGCAAACGCTTCAAGACACGCTCATGTCGGCGGGTGCATTCGATGCTTTGAAGCAGATCATCAAGGATATCACCGACGAAATAAGGACGCCGGCCTTCGCGGAATTTGCCCGCAACGTGGGGGACGCCATCTCGAAAACCATCGTTCAGATTGCCGATTTCGGCAAGAGCGCCTACCAGTTCGTCAAAGATTTGGGGTTCACCGGCGATGTCTTGTCTGCTCTGCGCTCCTCCATCGTATCGGTGGGACTCGTGTTTCTGACCCTCAAGGCGTCAATGAGTGTACTCCTGGGGATTCCTCTCTTGCTTTACCGTCAGATCGTGGCGCTCCATGCCGGTTTCGTTGCTCTGACCGGTTTGACGGTAGTGTCCTGGTTCAAGACTTTGGCGTTTCAGATGGAATTGGTCATAGCCAATTTCGTTTCACTACCGGCTGCCGTTTCGACCGCAGCCGGGGCCTTCGGCGTCCTTGGCCTGGCCATCGCCGGGGTTTGGGCGGTCGGCAAGATCGCCGAGTTGATCAAGGCCATCAAGGACCTGTTCGCTGCCAGCGATCAGCTTGAAGGCGTCAAGAAAAAGTACCAGTCCGAGGCCGATGCGCTGAAAGAGTTCCGCGACTTCAAGATCCGCACCCTCCAGGAGTTCAAGCTCATGGAGGATGAAGCTCTGAGGGAGGAAAAGACCCGGCTCGAAAAGTCCATCCAGTATTGGGCGAAATATAAGGAAGGATTGCAGCTTCAATTCGAGCAGCTTTATGGCGGTCCGGCAATGGGAGCCGAGGGCGGCTTTGTGGACATAGAAGCCATGGAGGCATCGCGCGCGGCCATCGATGAGGCGCAGGAGCAACTTGATGCTCTGATGGGTGAAATGGCGAAACTCGGGGAAGCGGCCCGCGCCAACGAAGTGGACTTGTACGCCCAGGCGGATGCCATGAAAGCTTCCGGGGAAGCTGCCAAGAATGTGGTTCCGGCCAACCAGCAGGCAAGAATGAGCTTTGTTCAGGTCCAGCAGGCAGTGCAGAATCTTTCGAAGGAACATCAGCGGCTGAGTAAAACCATCGGTGAATCATACGACTTCGAGGCTGAGAAAGCCAAGGCTGCCGCGAAGGAT